GTCCGCAGATTGTGCGTCACGAAGAACACGAACTTCGGCGGCAGCGTCCCGCCAAACACAGCGGCGAGAGACACAGGCCCGAAGAAATAGGAGCGGTCGGCTGTCGTGTCGCAAGCCATCGCCGCAACGAACCGGCAAACGCTGGCCTTGATGTCGGCACTCGTTACCGTCTCGTCCGAGTCAGTTCCGTCAAACACCGAAGGCCAGTTTGTGCCGTCCCAACTGCCGACTGCCCATACCTCGATGGACTTCGATCCGGTGTTCGTCGGTGCCGTGCCAGCCGTGATCTTGCCTGATACGAGGTAGTCGAGGACGAGCGACGATGTGTTATCCACTGCCGTCGACTCGCGGCCCGTCAACAGGTTCGTGTCGCTCGCAAGACTCGCCAGCGTGATTGTCACATCGCTCGCGGTGCCGTATGCCAGCTTTAGGTCAGCCATTGCCGATTCTCCGAGCGTTGATGATGAGCCCGATCCCGACTTCTGGCAGACCGACCGACTCCGTCCACGGGATCGACTGGTCGGCAAGCGACGACAGCGCGTCGGCCTGCTGCTGCGTCACGATCCCCGCCGACACGAGCGCGGCCCTCATGGCGACCACCGCGGGCCTGTCGAGATCGACGGTCTGAATCGTCCCCGACTGATCGTCGATCCACGCGAGGACCGACAGAGCGAGCGAGCGGACGGCAGCGGTCGAAGACTCACGGGCATCGAGAAGCGAGACCCAGTAGCCCCCCTCGATTGCCGCTTGCCGGATCGCCCAAGTCGGCACCGGGCGACGCACGGAGACGCGGAGGCCGTTGATCGCGTCGGCCAGCATTTGGTCGGAGAGCCCGGCGTATTGCGGCTCGCGGATCTTCGCGGCGAGAGCGGACAAGTTCATTAGGAGTACCTCAGGTAGATATCCCCGGAACTCCCGCCGGACGGGGCGGCCGTGCCGCTGGTGATCGTCTTTTGCCCATCGGTAATGCCGTATCCAGCAAGTGTCGTAGGCGTGCTCGTGATGGTCGACCAAGCCTGCGTATGTGCCGTCGGCGTCCTTGCGTCTGAGAGCCGCGCGTCGTCACCGACGCATGCAGTGCTCGAGCTCGTGCCGTAGGTCACCGAGACCGTCCCCGACGACACTGCCAGCCCCGTGCCGATGATCACGCCACCGAGCGTCGAGGTCGTGGCGTTTGGCAGCGTGTACGTTCCGGCCGCAGACACCACGCCAGAGCCGTCGATGGACAAACCCGAACCGATCTTGATGCCCCCCAGGACGGAAGCGGATGCGATCGGGAGCGTGTATCCAGAAGATGCCGAGATCACGCCATTGCCGTCGATGCTAATGCCCGAACCGATCTTCACGCCACCAAGGACCGAGGCAGTGGCGGTTGGGAGCGTGTACGCAGCCGGGGTGTTGGACAGGTCCGTGTAGGAACCGGTTGTTGCTACGGTGGCGAACGACGGCTTGCCGGTCAGGGTCGTCCAGGTGACCGCCGCGACTGCTGCCGTGGAGAAGTCGCTGATCGTGCTGGCGACCTGCGTCCCGGTGTGGTTGTCTCGGCTCAAGAGGTGAGCGTCTGACGAGTTGGCCGTCGCACCGACCGCCACGCCGTCAAGCTTCGTCTTGTCCGCAGAAGCCGCCCACCATGCGGCAATTGCCTGCCACACTCGCTGCACGGTCCACGCCAGACGAGTCGTCCCCGTGCCCGCCTCCGCTTGGGCCTGGGTGACCGTGGCTGCCGACCACTCTCGCGAGTCCGACAGCCTGGAGTCGGTGGTCAGGACATAGCTGCCAGTAGCCTGCTTGCCATCCAGGGCAGTCTGGAGGCCGGTGACCTGACTGATGGCGACGGTGATTGGATCGGCACCGGCCGAGCCGTGCGTGGACGCGTGCGACGATGGAGTGAAGCTGGCTGGCTTGCCCGACAGTGAGGCCCAGGTAGCTTCGCCCGCAAAGTACGGAAGATCGTTGTAGGCCGTGAGGCCGTCCCCGAACTTCCCTCGATCGGCGTCGGTCTCCATGACGAACACGCCGTACCCAACGACCGGGTTGGCTGCTGCAAGCGCAGACGATGTCCCGCGAATGTGGTCGATCACCACGCGGGTCTGAAACGTCATGGCGGCGGTCATTGGACGTCAATCACCAGCGGAGTGGTGACCCCCTCGGAAAGCACGGCAATAGCACCCGCTGAACCCAGTGCCCTGGGCAGTTCCGACCATCGCAGGATTCCGTCCCCAACCTTCATGGTGTTCGTGTCCCGCGAGAACCCCGGCTCTCCAGGTTGAAGAATGGGGTTCTTGCGAATCCACTCGGATTCGTCGTCCCGCTTCATCTGGAAGTAGCGGTAGTTGCTCATCGCCCCTTGGCCTTGTAGGCGTGCTTCTCGATCACCTTGGCACGCAGGTCAGCGTCGGAACTCTTCCGATCGGTCTTGCGGTCCCTGGCCACGTACTCCTTGATGAGACGCTCGCTCATCACCTTTCGCTGCGGGGCCTCGGGGCCGGGGTCGTAGTTGACGTTGCCCTGAACCATCCGACGCCGCTTCTTGGCGACCTTGAGGATGTCGTCGGTCGAGGACACCCACGCTTCCGGGTCCCTCCAGCCTCGCCCGTCAGCCAGACCACCAACGTAGTACTTGCCCTCGATCGAGATGCCAGCACCACGGGCCTCGCGGGCGATGTACTTGGCTTGGTTCTCTGGCATGTCATCCAGTTGCTGGTTGTTCATGCGGCCCTCCATGAACGCCCGGTCACAGCCGTGCGTTCCGGGGGCGACCTGCAAGGCACACATGACCGCGAACCGCTCGCTCTGGCCATCCCGGATCATCTTCCGGTAGTGATCCTGGACGGACCGTGGGGACGAGGCGATCTCTGCGGGAACTTCCATGTCGCGTTCGGCTTGCATCTGACTTCCTTTTCGGGGGGTTGGGTCAGCAGTTCCACTTCCGCAGCGACTTGTTGATGCGGCTGTCGGGATCGTTGGCCGTCTCCTTGCTCGTCAGCTTCTCCTTCATCCCCTGCATCCGGGCACAGAAGGAGTCTCGACGAGGGCCACCTTCCGGCTGCGGCGGCTTGAGGTTGGCGTCGTTGGCACGGTTGTAGGCTGCCCGGCCACGCTCATTCAGACCACCCTCGGGGTCTTGCCCCTCCTTGCGTGTCCAAGCCTTTCCGTCCTTGAGTAGCTTGCGGATGTTGTCAGCGCTGTCCATCGGGTGGTCCTTCCTGTGGTGGCGGGCCCTCGACGGGGCCTTGTGGTGGTGGCGGCGGTGGCGGCGGGGGCAAGATGTACTTGCCGACGTCCACCTGGAGAGCCTTGCCCCAGTCTTCGATGAGGGCGTTGAACAGTTCGGGCTTCCCGGCTTGGAGCATGCCCTGGGCAACAGGCATGAGAATCTGCATGGCGTTGTTGATGTTCTCGACGCGAGTGGCGACGTTCGGCTTGCGTGCCGAACCGGCTTCGATGCGGTAGTCGTACTCGCGGACGATCTGGTCCGGGTTCTGATTGCGAACGTGCATCTGCCAAGCCTGGGCAGCCATCGGACCCATGAGCGGAGCGATGTCCTCGGGACGCACGAACCACCGGGCCAGCAACGCCTCCTTGCGGGCACACTCCGACAACGAATCCTCGAGGATGTTAGCGTAGTCGTCAGGGCGAACGCTAATCTGCTCCGCTTTGACGTTCGCCTCGGCGGCACTCCGGAACTGGTTCCGCGTCATGCCGTAGACGAGTTCGGTCAACCCGACGCGTCGATCGAACATTGCCGTCACTTCGGCAATGATGTGCCACATGTCCTGCGTCACCTGCGGCATCTGGAACACCGAGATGACGTCGTTGACGTTGCGGCCAATGGCCTCCGAGATTTCCACGACGTTGAAGCCGTTCTCGGAGGTGTTGAGAATCTTGTCCTTGAGTTCCGGGTCAGCGGCCTTGGCCACGCCGATGAGAGTCTTGGACGAGATGGAAATCTTCGTCGCCAAGCAACTCATGGCCCAGTTGATGAAGCGAAGCTCACCGATCCCAGGGCGGATCATGGACACCGGGTAGGAGTACCCAGGCTTCCAGTGCAGGGAGTAGAGCGTGAACGGCCAACCCTGGGGCTCGATCCAGAAAGGCACCGGCCACTGAGCGGCCATGAACAGCTTCTGGGGAACGGCAGTCTTGGCGGGTTCGCCACCCACGCCGCCCAGTCCGTCGTCCAGCGGCTCCTCGATGGGCTCGTCCATCATCGAGGGCGGGATGTTGAGCGGGAAGTCCACGCCTTCGGCCACGACGATGTAGCAGTTCTGACCCACGGAGTCGAACGAGCCCTTGATCCGTTCGTCGATCTCGGCCCCCTTGAGCCGGTCACCGAAGCCGGTCTTGGAGTAGATTTCCCAGTAGACGATCAGGTCGTTCGTCTTGCCGGTCTTCTTCTTGAACTCATGGCCACGCTCGCCCTCGCCCGCACGGGAGGTGTAGCTTTCCAGGTGGCCCTTGAGTTGCTCGCGGGAGAGATTGAACCGTGCCGCCACCTCGTCCAAGGGCTGGCACCGACGCCGGGCTGCCCAGCGGATGTCCTGGAAGTCGTCGGCGTCCGGGTCCCAGACGAGGTTGTCGAAGGTGTCGTAGAACGACCCAGCCATCTGGACGTCCGACCCGGCCGGGGCGTACATCTCATGCCACCACACACCGACGCCCTTGATGAACGCCTCTTCCACCACCTTGCGATTGTGGGTCTTGGTGTTCAGTTCGACGGGGGTGTAGTTCAGGTAGTCCTCCAGCAGCTTCGACACAAGCTCTCGCTTCTTCAGGAAGAACTCCTGCTGCTGGAGCATCTGCTGGTACATCATCAAGCCCTGGTCCGGGAGCATGACGGGCTGGCCGTCCGGACCGATCACAGGCCCCTGGGGGCCCATCATTGGCTGCGGAGGCTGGGGCATGATCCCGAGCATCATCGGCTCGACGGCCGGGTACTTGCGGGCCGTGACGGTGCGGGTCGGGTTCCGGTGGTGGATGACCGCCGCAAACAAGCGGACGGCCTCCCACACCCGGTTAACCTGCATGCGGAACGGGGGCGGCTCAATGCCCTTGTTGTACCCCCGTTCCCCACGGGCGTAGGAGTTCTCCCACATGAAGTTGGGATCGCCGCAGAAGAACTGCATGGCTTCCCAAGCATCGTCGTTGAAGGGCTTCTTGTGGTCCTTGGCCTGCTTCAAGAGCTTGAGCCAGGACGCCGAGATGGCCCGAAGTGGGTTGTCGTGCATGTAGAACTCCTACTGGTAAGTGCCCTACTTGCGGTTGCGACCCTCAACTTCAGCCAGACGCTTCTCCAGGGAAGCCAGTTTTTCAGCCAAAATCGCGTGCTGCGAGCGGCGGTGCTCCCACAGGCCGGTCGTCTTCCACTCCGGGAACTCCTGGAGGCCGGGGTCGGACTTGTGGTGGACCGAGAACCGGTCGATCCCGCCGTACCCAGGGGCGATCGCCCAGAGGGTGAGGGTGCGTGACGACACCTTCGTCACCATGGCCGGGATCGAGTCGGCGTCCTGGTGGGGGTAAAAGAGAACCCAGTCGCCCACTTCGGCGGCGGGCATCTGGTAAGCCTTCGTCTCGGCGTTCATGGCTGTTTCCCTATGGGGCCAAGGACAATGCACGAATCGGAGCTACTTCGCTTCCGCCGCGCCTTGTCGGTGAGGTACTTGTCAATCCAGGT